TGCACTCATTGTTACCGTGAGCGTGCCGGCTGTCAGTACGGCTTTACGGATTGCGTCGGTATCATTCGTGACGGCATATTTGACGATTGCCACATCCGTTGCCTTTGCCCCTGCTACGGTGATTGCCTCTGCTGCTGCCCCGCCCACGGTGGTATAAGTGCCAGCCGCAAAGACGTAATGTGAAGGCTTGAAGGAACCGCGAGGACGCAGAATCACGTAATGCACCGCATGGGTTGTTGATGGATCGGCGGAAAATGTGATCGTGAGGGTGTTCGCGGTCATTACAGATTTAGCGATGGTAGCCGTATCTGCGGAAACTGCGAACTGAACCAGGCACAAGTCGCTTGCCAGTGCCCCGGCGATGGTGATGGCCTCGGCAGCGTTTCCGCCTGCGGTCGTGTACGTCCCGGCTGCAAAGATATCGTAATCAGGCATGCAGCCGTTCCTGAGTAACGCATAATTGGTCGCGTGGGCAGCCAGTGGATCGTTCTGGTTGGTAACGGTGATCTTTTCAGCAGCGGCCACTACCGATATAATCTGGTCGTTGTCATCGGAAGTCGGATACTCAGCAAAGGCGATGTCAGTTGCCACGGCAGCGGCCGGCAAGTTGATGACAAGGCCGGCGGTTCCGCTTACAAACGCCACCGGCCCGCCGGCGATATAAAACCCGTAGCCCATAACCGGCCCGGACGGACGGAACTGGCAAGAGGTTTCGCTGCCGTGATTGCGCCATTCAACGCACTGACCAGTAGCTGCGTTGGTCTTGACGAACCGGCACCCCACGGCGTACCCAGCGCCGCCGTTCGGAGGTACAGTGGTCCCTTCCACCAGCAGGACATGATCTCTCGCATCCCGCTGGAGTTCGTTGTGAGCGGCCGTACCGTCACCCTGCAACAGCATGGTTTCAAATATCTGTCCCATGTGCCCGCCCCCTTATGCCGACATATCGCAGACAAGCATATCGACTGCAATAGTCGGGTTGGTAGTGGTGGTGCCGCCGCCAATGGCAAATACCAGGTTGACAAGGACATCGGATGTGCCGACATTGAGCGGCAGGGCAACGGTGGCATTGCCGCCTACTCCGGTGGCTTTGGTGAGGATGTCGGCCGTGGCCCCGATATCGGTGGTGGTGAATCGCAGTTTGGCGGTACAGGTCGAAGAACAGCCGACTGCGATAACGGAAGTCTTAATGCTGGTTGCCAGAATGACGGTATTGGCCGGCAGCGTGAAGAGGTTGACAATATCGGCATTAGCGACCTTGGCCGACATCAGCGTGTCGAGGTTGAAGGTCTGGCGGATCAGGTAAGGGCCTCTGGACTGCGAACGGGCAACGGCACTGATGGGAGCGCTAAGAGCGCCATCAAGGGTCGTTGTAGTTGAAGGATATGCACTCATGTTTCATTCTCCTTGTAAGTACCCCCCCCCTATGAAAGCGAGGGGGGCTGAAGGTTGATATTACCCTTTGACCACGTAGGCGTTGCCCATGACATCGGGCTTGACCACGTTCCAGCCATAGACCTGAAGACCGTCCATGATGGTAGCGAACGAATCCGGATCGGGGAAGGTACGGTTTTTGATCAACTGGCTGGCGAAGGTCAGCGAAGACTTGTGACCGAAAACCACGTTCCAGGTGTTGCCGAACGAACCGTCATTGGTGATCGGGGTGTAGTTGTTGGAAGCAAAAATGTTGAAATTCGAAATCTGCCCCTTGTACCCGTTACGAATGACGGAGTTGGTGTCGTCACCGGTTACGTCTGCCCGGCGGAGGTCGCCCTTGTTCAGGAGGTTGAACCACCACTCCGGTAGAACCAGCCAGCGGTCGGAGTTGGGGGCGTTGGACTCGGACAGGACGGAAGCCATGTCCACGATCACGTCCAGGGCGTTTGCCTTGGTGATGACCAGCGGAGTACCGGTGACACCCATGTTGTAGGATGCCGAAATCTTGCCGGCAGTCAGGCCGGTATTGGCGGCTGCAGCGCTGGGGTAGATCTTGTTCAAAATGGAACTGTCGATGGCGATGCCCAACTGCTGGCCGCCGTCCGTAGCCCACTCGGAAAGGGCGTTGATGTCGTTCTGGATCTCGTCGATGTCGTCGATTGCCAGGCAGTAAGCCTTGGCGTAGGCAATGTCGAGCTCCACTGTGGCGCTCTCGGGAGTCTGGCGCTTGTCGCGCAGGTTCATGCCTTTGACGTAATCAAAGGTCTGAACGTCCGGACGGGTACGGATGATTACCTTGTCGCCCTGTTTGCTGATGGTGCCCTGGTACTTCGTGTTGGCGATTTCTGCAAACACGGTGGAGAGGTAGAATTTCTCCAAAAGTTCCAGCGCGTAAATCTGCGGGGTGTACTGTGACAACCCGCTCGACCCGAGATTCGGGTATCCTGCTGCCTGTCCTACAAATGTACTCATGACGGTCTCCTATTAGACCAGCCGACCCTCAGACTTTGCCTTCATGAACTCTTCTTTCTTCTTCTGATACTCGGCCTCCTTGCCGCGGTATCTGCCCTGGCGATAGTCTTCATAGAGCTTTTCCATGTCGGCCATTCTCAGGACGTTGCCGCCTGCGTTGTCGAGTGTCGTCTGCGTGCCCCCACCGGTCTTATTGGGAGCAATGAGTTCTTCGGGTATCTGTCTGGCGCCGGCTGATGTCGGTTTTTTTTGGTTGAGATACAGGTTGATGATTTCGGTCATTCTGCCAGCATCAGCAGTTTGATAGGCATCGACGAGATCGGCGTGAAGCGTGTTGCGCGAACCTGGAATCTTACCCTGGAGCCAGGCAATGAATTCGGGGTCTACATTCACCCCTGCTTTCAAGCCCTGCCATGCCGGACATGTGCGGCTCAACTCTACGTTGAACTGCTCTTCGGCGCTGGTTGCGTTGACGGTTTCAATCCGGTCCTCGACAGGTTTAACGGTTGACCTTGCAGCCAGCACCGATGATTCGAGCTGCCGTTCGGCATATGTCTGTCCGTATTCCGCAAAGTAATACTTGTAGTTGTCTGTGCCGCGCATTTCGTCGGTCACATAAGCGGAGCGGTAAAGAGCGTTGCCATCCGAATCCTTCTCGGCCAGTGCCGGGATTTCCACAGAAGTCGCCACTGGTGCAGTTCTGAGTTCGGTGATCTGGTTTTTTAGTACCGTGTTTTCCTCGGTCAACTGCCGGACCTGCTGATGCAGGCGGGGCACTTCGGCGTTGTACTTGCCAAGGAGCACGTCATACTTATGCTTGTGGTCTTCCTCCACAGTCTTGGTTTCCGTGACAACCGGAGCAGTTCCTTCAACGTGAGCTGTATCAGTCTTCACGTCATCGGTTTTCTGCTCGTAGCTCTCCGGGAAAGCCAGCTTGTGCATTTCCTCTGCCTGTATTCGTGCTGCTGTTCCTGGGTTCATCTGTTACCTCGCAGCCGCATAAGCGGTCTTGCTATCAATGCCGGAGCCCTGGGTAGGGTGTTCCGGTCGTTTGCTCAAAATGCCTTGCTCATGTTCGCCTTGGGATGGCGTTGCTTCTCGTATTCTTCCTTGGCACCTTCGATTTCTTTGATGATCTCGGTCAGCTCTCGGCAGCGGCCGGCCTGAATGGCGCACGTCCTATCGTCGTTGGCGTTGATCATACCTACTGAGGCCGTGACCATTCGCGCTTGTAGCCATTCGATAACCCTTGTGCCCTGAAGTTCGTTTAGCTCGGAGAGTAGTCGGATATCGGTAATCACGGATGCACCCCTTGCGCCATCGGAAAGGTATTGGTATCGGTGCCGCCTGCCGGATTGCCGGCATTGTCCATTTCATGGGGGGCCTTTTGCGGGACGATACCACTACCCGGCACACTGCCGCCACTGGGCGATGTGCCATTCTGTTGGAGCTGCATAAGCTTCTGCGCCTGTTCCGTTTCGATCTTCTTGACCAGGGCTTTCAACTTCTCTTCGTCAGGAATGATGTCCATCTCCGGAGCCAGTTCCCTGAAAACCGTCTTGAGTAACTTGGCGCGGCCTTCCACTCCGACAATCTGCAGGTCGGTCGGATTATTGGTCTGGGCCAAGGCTTCGTTGAGACGCATCATTTTCTGCTCTTTGGCAAGGTACGACGAGACGCCGCGGGCGACACACTTCGCGTCTCCCTTTAACTGGTCGTCGGGGTCGTACATCATGTTGTGATCGTAAGTACGGGAGATGACGCCTTCGGTCATGCGGTCCAGATGAGAGATTGCTTCCTTGACGTTACGGGAAGCGGAAGTCATCAGCATCGAGAGTCCACTGGAAGTCGATCCGGCTCCCGACTGGCTGGTGTTACCATAGGCCCATCTGGGAATCCCGGTCTGGTCCTCTGACATGGTGGCGAAGAACTCATAGACCTGAAGCAGCGGTCCGGTGATGATAGTCGGCTGATAGAACCTGACGGCCGGCGCTTCAAGCATCTGTGCGTTGGTGGACTGAAATATCTTCCATGGGTAGAGGGATTCGTTGTCGGTGCAGCGGTCGGTGTTCATTTCCACAATCGGCCCGGACGCCAGCATGGCGTTGTTGACGATGGAGCGGGCCACGGAGTTGCACACGTCCTGAACATCCGCCATCAGTTCCGGAACGCCCTTGCCCCAGAAGGAGCCGGGGATTCTCTGATAGGAATCGACTGAATAGGGCTTGCGTCCCAGTTTATCGGGATTGAGGATAGCGCGGAAAACATAGGGACCGGCCATCAGGGCGTTGATCTCGTATTCCATCTCCGGGTCAACCTGGGCCTTCATGCCCCAGTCGATCAACATCTGTCCGGGAACTGAGCCCCAGAATTCCAGCACATCGATCTTGTCCGAAAAATAAAGCGCGTTGGTGGAACCAAAATCAAACATGGCTCGAATGGCGTCGGTGTCCAACTGTTCCCGCTTGCCACCGATACCATAGGTTTTGAGGATGTTGCGTATGTTCTCTTCGGAGTACCCAGGGACGCCGATCAGTTCAATAAGATCCTTGCGAGTGAACTGGTGGCGCTCTATCAGGTAGCCATCATCGACGCCCCTTGAATCCGGCGCCGGGTAGATGTCGAACGGAGAAACTCGGTCGTAGGTCGGTCTCAGAACTTTCTCGCCCGAAACGCTCCATCCCTGCGGACCCTGCACCCATTCATCTGACTTCTGAACGCGAATCACCGGCCCCTTGACGATGCCAGCCTTCAGCCTCACAAAGTCGGAGACAACAGCCCACCACGCATCATGCCAGCCACCCTCAGTCAACTGGTCATCGATCTTGTCGCCCATCCGCTTACAGCGCAACTTGGCTTCGTCCATGATGTTCATCTTGGCTTTGTCAACCTGCTCCTCGGCGTACTTGCGGATTTCTTCCTGAAGATCGGCCATGTGCAACTGCTGGTTGACGGCCTGCGCCTGGGAGAGAACTTCCTGAAAGACCTCGCGGGTCTCCTGTTCGAGTTGCTGCTTGAGATCAGGGGGAAGATCAGGGAGGGGAGTGGGTGAGACGGTCCATGGACGTTCGCCCACCGGACGGAGGATGTCGTTAATCCATGCTTCAGCCGCTCGGCACTTGGTGGCCGTCAGGAGAACGTAGACCTCGGAGCCGCCCATCTGCCGGATGGCGGCCAGGGTGTCGGGCTCGTAAACGCCATTGTCCATCCTGATGTTGCGGAGCATCTGTTGCTCTATGGGTTGCTTGGCCTGCTTGGCGGCCTGCCAGCATTTGGTGATGTAACCTGCGAGAAGGGAGACTACGGAGAGAGTTGGTTCGGTAGGAGCCTTGGATGCGGCCTCTTGTGCAACGGCGGCAGGGCTGCGAAACTTCACGAGCCCGAAATTCTGCACGCCAGTATTGGGTTGAATCGCAGCTTGCATTGATCCCCCCGCTTGTGCGGGCACTGAGTTAAAAGCAATGTAACTTTGAATGCAACTACTTTATGGGGGGAGAATCTAATTTGTCAAGGTTATTTTGGACCTTACCGGCCAGATAGTAATTTGTCCACTTCTCAAACTTACTGACTACCTTGCCGTTTCGGTCAGTGAAGACCAGTTCCGTGCCATTGACGAAATCGTATTCGGCCTTCACTGTAATGTCCAGATCAATGCCGCACTGGAGACGCTGAGTGCCGCTGCCGCAGACGATGTACGTGTTCATGCTGGCTTCGTCTGAATCTTCACGGTATCTTTCGCCTCGTTCTCGGCTCCGCATGATTTACGGAGTTCGTGAATGAGGCTGATTTGACCAAACACGGATTCCTTCATAAAGTAATTTATAATCATCTTGCTGATATATGGCGGAACTGGCACAAATACTGTGCAGGCGTCAATCCTTTTTCCGTACTGGTCAAGTATCATGGCAACCTCTCTTCTTGCTCGTCGTCAAAGTCTGAGCAGATCTGGTGCAGCAGCTTTAGGCGTTCGTTGTGAATCTGATCCAGCGGGGAAAGGAATTCGTCTAGATACTCTGCATCAATTGTGAAGCTGCAGTCATCGAATATTGCTACGCCAAGGAATTTCATACACCACCCCATCCGCCACGCTTACCACCACTTCCCTGCCGCTCCTGTTTGTGATGCTTCAGCGGTGGAGGTGCCGGTATCGGCTCTGTGTTTCTGATGTGCTTGGCGATTGCCATGCTCATCACTCTGTCATCGAAGCATCCTGATTGAGCTTCATACCTCCCTGTCTTTGTCCTTTGAAAAACGAGACATTCACCCATGGTTTCAGCACACTTGATGCCGTGCGTCCCGTTGGCGACCTCCTGCTTGAGACCGTCCAAAATCATGGGGCGCGTTTTCTCGTTGGTCTGCCAGCCGAACTTTCTGACCGGCTTCATGGGGGGCTCAATCACCTCACGCATGTACTGTCTCGGGTAACGCAGTTCAGCCAGCCGATTGACCACGGCAATGCCGGCGTTATTGACCTCTACGGCCAGACAGGCGGTGTTGTAACGCTTGCCTATGGCCGCTAAGATGTCGCCCCATTCTGTCAGGAAACACTTACCGTGCCACTGAGCCACCTGTTCCCCTGTCCGATGGTTGACTACATCAGCAGAATTGAAGTCGCCGTCAACGGTGCCTTCGGAAACGTCTGCGCCTATTACGTAGCTCTGGCCTGGACGAGGCTCATCCCAAACGAACAACCTTCCTTCTCGGTCAGCCTCCCATGCCCCGGTCGCCACGTTGTACTCGTAGCGGGCCTTGGGGGGTGGCGCCACCTTCTTCTCTGCCAGTAGCTTCACGTTGTCGAAGTATGGTTTGCCAGTGCTGATGAACGCACACTCTGGAGTCGCAGGATGGGCCTCATCAAACAACGCCACGTCGCCGCTGAACTCGTTGGCAATGGTGAAACGTCGCCAGTACATCTGGTCCATCTGCAGGTTGTAATCGGCCATGATCCCCATTTCTTCGGACGTCAAAATGAAGTCAGCGGTCGGCTCTTTCCGGTTATCCTCGAATACATACCAAGGAAAGAAGATGGAGGTCTCTTCATTGTCGAGGTCGGCATCCGGGTTGATGGATTGCTCAAGTACTGGCTTGCCGTCCCGGTCTAGTTTGCTGATCCAGTAACGATATCTGGCGCCCCAAAAACGGGTATGGAACAGGCCGCCCATGCCGTTGGCGGTGGACTCTCCTATCAGCATGGAGTCGGGGTCACTCTGGGGGATACAGGGGGATAGCGTCTTGATGATGCTGTCGGCGTTGTTGCCGTAGAAGGCAGCTTCCGAGAGGTGGGCCATGTTCACGTTCTGGCCGGACCCGATATTTTCCTTGCCGGCTGTTGCAATCCGGAAGGCTGAGTCAAGGCCGGTTCCTTTGGTGTTGTTGAACGACATCATCTTCTTGTTGTTGAACAGCGTCTCCGGTCGGCCCTGCTCTGGGGAGTGATTATAATATCGCTTGACCATCTCAAAGAGGAAATCGGAGGCATCCGGTTCGTGCGTCACTTGGAGTGCGTACTTCGACTTGGTGTTGGAAACCTGCTGATAGAACAGACCGGAAATGAGTGTAGAGATCCCCATGCGGCGGCCCTTGAGTATCCATACGCGAATCAAACGCTTCTGCTGTTTGATGTCCTCAAAGATAGCCAGACAGATTTCTTGCGGCTGGTTGAGAATGAAGGGGACGACACCGCCACCGACACGGCGCTGAACTTTCAGAGTCTGTTCGGCATACGACTTGAAATCAAGCTGCAGTTTCAGATCCGCAAGTAGTTCAAAAAGTTCGTCTTCGGAGTAGTCGCTGAGTTGGTGTGCGAGTTCGCTCATTCCTCGCCTCCCGAGTTCTGCGTCATTTTCTGCTCCAGCATAGCTTGAATCATGGCAATGCCGGCCGCCGGATCTTGGCGGATCTCAGCGATCACTGACAGCTTTGTTTCAAACGTACGCTGTTCCGTGATGATCTTCTTGTCCGGCAGTGCCCCGAATATCTCCGTGGTCTGGCCGGAAGCAATCAACCTGGCACGATGATCCGGCACGTATTCGATCCGGGCTCTGTTGACCTTGTGCATTTTGCCTTCCTCATCCTTTTCGTACACGCTATCCCTGACGACTACCGGCTGGTTGGCTTGCATGGCATCAGCCAGAACTTCCGCTACCCGATGCAGAGTGGCACCCTTCAGGCCCAGGTACTCTTGCAATTGTTCGTTCTTGGAGAGTTTCTTCTTGGCCGCCTTAACAATAGCTTGGGCTGCGCTTGACGCAAACTCAGGTTTACAACCAATTGCTTCGCCTGCTGCTTGATAGGTCAAACCAGCAGCTCGAAGCGCAATCACGTCCACCTGTTTCTTAGTAAATCGTACATCGCGTTTTTCCTTTGGCTTAACTGGCGTTATTTTGAAAAAGCGCCGATCTTTGCGGGGTGCTTCTGGATCGGTATAGTCGATTGGCATTGGCGGCTCCTACGATTTGATATGGCCCCACTTCACATTATGAGCATGCTGTTCTTCAACAGTTGCAGACAAATTCGGGTTGGCTTGCCACTGTCCCGTTATAATATCCCATGAGCCTGCTGGTGGGCTGAATAGTTTGCCGTCTTCTCCTACAATCGCTGGAAAAACAGTTTTATCTTCAACTGGCATCAACTTCTCTCGCAACTCAGGTTCAAAGAACTTGGCAATAAAAATTGAGGTGTCCCGATAGGCTTTGGCCTTGGCGCGGTGCGCTTCGTTTGCCAACTCGATTCCCTTGGTCAGCGGCGGCCGGCCGGACAGATCCATGTTCCTG